CGCTGTCCATATTGTACGCAGATCGCAAAACAATCCAAGTATTAGTTGCTTGCTTAACAAGAACTGCGCTTTGATATTGACCTAGCACAAGGCTATTGCCCGTCTCGCTAACTGTCACGCCTGAACCTGCTGTAAGTGTGACTGCGCCTGCACCCAACTGGATAACTTGGATGCGTACACCAACAGCGAACGCTACAGAAGCATTTGGTGGCACAGTCAAAGTTGATGCAGCAGCATTAGACATCGTGACTTGTTTGCCTGCGTCAGTCAATACGAGCGTGTACGCAGTTGTTGTATCGGCTGTTACATCATCAGACCAAACACTGTTTTGCAGGGTAGTTAATTGTGCTGCAGTAAGAACTTGTCCTGATGTAAATGTCTGTCTCGCCATAGTGTCTCCGATTGTAGCAAACTAATTTACGGAACTTATATCTAGCAGACCGAAAATGCCAGAGTTCAAAATGAAGCCAACTTGCGACAAAGAAGCAAACCTGAAACTTATCGTGTGATCAGATGGCGTAATCGTATGGTTGATGCCTTCTACCAACACATACTTGGTGATGGAGGCAGGCGCACCTGTCGCATAAGTTTTTGTGACTGTAGCCAAATCAGTTAAATCTAAACCTAAAATAAGAACCTGATTTGCACCTGATAGAGCGTTCAAGTTTTGTGATAGCCCTGTGTAACGCACTTCAGGCTGCTTGTATTTTGCGAGCAACAAGTTTGCGACATCCAAAACTTCTGCCGTTGTGCTATTGAGCAAATCTGTTTTGTCCAAACTGGACACACCATAAGTAGCAATAGAAGTTGCGTCTGTAACGATCTGTGCTACTCCTGCTTCCGATTCACCTACAACACGGTTGTATAAAAGATCATCACCTGTCTCCACATCCAAAGTCATATATCCCGATGTTGGTGTGCCTGTGTCGCTGAACGATACGCCACCTGTTTGCGCTAATACAGAATTGCGATCCTTGAACTTGAAAGTGTCGTTGGCTGTAGAAAACAAAAATCCCTGCTCACTTGATTCAACCTGACGCAAATAATTTAATGCGTTAGTACCTTCCGTGATAGCGAACGCACCCATAGTTGTAGTGCCTGTATCAACACTCACGAAAGTTGATGTGAAGTCCACTTCAGGTCGATTTAATACTGTGTTGATTCGTGCGCCTGCCAACTCTGCATCAGGTGTGAACGCACCTAAAGTTTGATTAGCGAGCAACGAAAAAGAATCCGAACAAGACGCAGTCGTATAACTGACATTAGATTTTTCGTATGACAAAGACCAACTGTTTACGACACCACCAAAGATAGGTATGCCACCTGTAGTTACTCTGATGTATCGGCTTGGTGTTACATATGGATAGTACGGTGACGCAGTATTCAACGGATCATATTTGCGTGTAGTGGAAATGAAATCTACTGTGGCACTACCAGCAGAGTATTGATCTAACTGGCGTGACCTGCCTCTTGTAACAGAAACATTTTGAACATCACTCGTAACATCCTTAAAATCTAAATGCCCATCAAGCAAATAAAAAGGATTATTCAATACACCCTTACTTGAATTATCTAAAGTAAACGCATCACCCGATAAAACTGGTGTTTCATCAAAGACAACTTCAACCGTTGTTGTTGGTCTGCTCACGCTGCTGCAAACACTTTCCCACTACGCCGTTCAGCCTTACGAATAGCATCAATGATTTGTTGCCCGATGTCTGCACCATCAGCACCCATGCCTGCGTTTACAGAAATGTTTATTGCTGTACCACCACCAAATCTACCCATTTTGCTTAATGGGATTACTGCTTCTGCGCCACGCTCACCAATGATCGCTGCCGTAGGGCGTGTCACAATGCCACCTGCTGCCATCATGCGTACACCTTTAGTTTGACCAACCAAAGCCAAAGCATTATTGACAAGTCCACGCACACTTTCCAAACTTGAATCGACTTTAGTTAATGCTGCTTTACCACCAACCATTTTCCCTGCTTCAACTTTTTGTTTGTTCACTTCTTTTTGGGCTTCAGCAATAGCCAACAATGATTGTGCTTCCTGTAGTTGTGCATCAGCCAAATCCCGTGACGCTTTCGCTTCATCCTCTTTCGCTTTTGTTACTGCCATTTCTGCTTCAGCCAACGCAAACTTTGCTTCCTCAACTTGTGTAGCAGCTTCTGCTTCAGCAGTTAATGATTCAGCAATCTTTACTAACGCTTCTTGTTCTGCTGTGCGTGCATCGGTAACAGCAATAATTGCTTCTGCTTCTGCTGCTTTCTTTTCATTTAGTTCTGCTAACAAATCTTTGTAAATGACGCTGTCCTCTGTAACGCCATTCAACACTTGATCGTAAAGAGTTGTTGCTTCAGTAACAGAAATTTGACTGTCCTCTTGATCGATTTGTGCTTCAGCCAAAGCAAGTTTTGCTTCAGCCAAATTGATTTCTGCTTCACGAATCATCTGTGCCGTACTTGTTGCATCTGCTCTGACTGCGATCAAATCTGCTTCTGCTTCAGCCAAATCGAACACGGCTTTTTCTGTGTCGTAGCCAGACTTTTCTGCGTCACGCTGCGCCTCAGTCAAATCACGCTGCGCCTGCTTACCTTGTTTGCTACCAGCACCATAACCTTTCACGGCTGCATCCAAAGCGTCTTGCGCTTTCTTTGTGCTGTTCGTTGCTTTAGTTAAATCATTTTGTGCTTTTGCTGTGTCATCAATACTCTTTTGATAATCAGTTCTTGCGTTCGCTGTATCTTTTTGCGCTTTGGCAACATTGTCAATCGCTTTCGTTACATCATTAGTAGCTTTCGTTACGCCTCTTTGTGCTACTTCAATTTTGTATGTGGCATCTGTCAAAGATGTTTGTGCGTCTTTAACGCCTTGTGTTGCGTCAGCCAAAGATTTGTTTGCATCAACGGCTTTTAATACTGCTTCACGATATGACTTAATGTTTTCAGCCAAAGTTTTTACAGTCGCACCTGCACCAGTAGGAACTGGATCCTCCTCACCAGCGTTACCTGCTGCAATCGCTAGTCTGTCTGCATCTCTTATCAACTGTTGAACAGATTTACCAGTTGTATTAATTTTGCTTGTTGCTCCTGATGCTGCTGTGGCTAAACGCCCGAAAGAAACTTCACCAATTTTTCCGATCTTAGGAATATCAATTCCAAATATGCCTAAGACTCCCGTGAGTTTATTTAGCGCACCAGTAAAAAGATTGATTCCTTTGATCCACATATTTACCATGAACTCTATGTAAGCAATAATTGCGTTCACCACAGTATTCACTACTTTTCTAAAGCCTTCAAACTTTACATATGCAGCCACAACAGCCACACCTAAAACAATTAAGATTGCAACAACTCTGCCAATCGGGTTATTCATCAAAGCAACATTGAACAAGTTTTGTGAAATCGTTGCAGCGATAGCAACCAAACGCATAGCCACAAACGCTGCTGTTAATCCAAGAAGTATGTTCCCAAAAGCACCCATGTTGGAAGTTACATTTAAGAAATCTCCACCCAACTTCTTTATGCCAGCACCTAAACCATCCTTGCCAATAACATCAGCCAACTCACGAACATACGGAACAACCTTTTCATTCATAACAGTTGCCAACGATTCAAAATATGGCAACAACAAAGTTCCAAGAGATTCAGCAATCTCACCAAAAGCCAAACCAATCTTGACAGTAGATTTAGCAGACGCTTCAGCCGTACCACCAACTTGTGTTTCAATCGCCTTCAACAAAGTGTCTTGGGCTTCCAACATTTTGCCTGACTCAACAAGAGTTTTAATCTTTTCTTTTTCTTGTGCAGTAAAAGTTACCCCTGCTTTACCAAGTGCAGTAATACCTTTGATCGGGTCTTGTAATGCTTTACCAAGTTGAACTGCGTTCCCTGTCGCTTCACCAAAACCTGTAGCAGCCAAATCCAATGCAGCCATAGTCGCACGATCAAACGCACCACCAACTTGACCTGCTGTAACAGCAAGATTTTTGAATGTAAGCAACTTTGCTTGTGTTGCCTTGATGACATCCTCATCAATACCTAACGACAACTGTTGTGTGGAAGCCAACGCTGTTAAACGATCAACTACTGCTTGTGTTTGCGAACCAAACAAACCCATAGAAGTCGCAACTTGTAGCAAAACACGATCAGCAACTAAAGCATCCTCTGCTGTTTTGGCGAAACGAAAAGCAATAGCACCTAAACCAACAGCAGCAATCGCACCATACTTAGCAACATTCTTTAATCCATTTGTTGCTGCTTTATCAAAAGTGCGCAAACCGAAAGTTGCTTTATTGCCTGCGCCTTCCAAAGACTTAAAATCAGTTATCGCTTTGCGAATCCCTTTGCTATCAAAGGAGGAAACAATGTTTACACCTAAAGCCATAATTTATGCTGCTCTCTGAATATGATCTTGCACAACTTTGTTCAATTTTTCTATGGACTGAGCAATAGATTCTTGCACCATATCCATATTCTTTTTTGTTTCAGGGAACATGATACGGCTACGAGTTTTACCTTTAGCACTTTTCGTTGAATAGGGCTTATCCAGATTAGAAACAAAACGCATCCCTGCTTTAGTGTCGGCTTTGCTACCTGCGCTGTCATAAATTTGTGCTCCACCATCCATCTGCTGCAAACGCAGCAAGCCAACCTTGTTTCCTCTAGTAGAAGTTAAAACTGCTGGCTTAACTTTAGATCTTGCCTTACTACCTACATACGGTGGAAACTTTGCTTTGCCTTTGCGCTCATTCGTAGTATGCCAGTTACTCACCCTACGAAACGGTGTATCAGGGAATGCTGCACCAACCTTCGCTGCTAAAGGAGTAGCCACATTTTTTAGATCTTTGATAATCGTGTCATACATTGAACGGTCGTATTTGCGCAACTGGGCTACAGCCTCTTGCACTCCATAAACTTCAAAACGGATTGTCATAACCTGCGATACTACTATTATTTTCTTTGCGCCTGTCTATGAGCGTTGCGCAAAAAAGCGTACATAGTGTTTAGCATTGCCTCTGATTCTTGCATCAATATTGATGGTGCAATATGAAACTCGTATGCAAGGTGAATGATTAGCCAATGGGCTGAATCGTCACCGAAGGTTCTAAAGGGATTTCACTTTCCTCTTGTGGTGAAACATTTGCTACAGAACGAATCCAATCAGGATCGAACTTGCTTTTAGTTTTTCCACGATGAGTAAGTGCCGACCAAGCCAACCATGCAAGATCAGTAAGGCGCAGCTCTTTTTCAAACGCCACAACGCTGCGTGACCAAGTGCGTTCAAAGCCAACGAAGTCGGCAAAGACTGCTTCTACATCCTCTTTTGTGCCGTCTAGATATTCAACTGTTAAAGCAATTTTCATTGCGTTCTCCTTCTAACTGTTTTGATTTATAGATTATGCAGTTGTCTTAACCAATGTTCCACCTGTGAACGAAAGTGAACTCATCATGAGTTCTCCAACGCCACCCGAAATTGGTGTGTGTGCTGCGAGAAAGCAATCTGTGAGCGTGTAAGTCGGGTTCGTTACGGAAACTGCGCCAGAATCTGCACGCAAGATCAAAGTCGTTGTAGTGCCAACAAGTGGATAAACAGTTGCTTCTGTTTGTGATGTAGCGAAGTCTTGCAACATTTCAATCTCTACAGAGTTATTTTGCAACCCACCCGTGAACTTGTGTGAAGCACCACCGAAAGCAGTTACCTCTACCGAATCAATTTCGTAATTCAAGGTAACGCTATTTGATTTCGTGGACAGATCAATCGCATTGATTGTTACAAGTGCATTTGTCAAAACTTTTACAGCCATGATTTATTTTTCCGTTTCTTTCAGTTCCGTTTTGGAAACTCTAACACTTACTTCAGCCAAGTGTCCACCATCGACAAGAGCCAAAACATTCATTCCATCAAGTTGATCATCGCTTACAGTATCGCCCTGTTTGCCAAGAGTGCAGTTTTCGCTTAATACTCTGTATGTTGTCATCGTGTTCCTAACCGTGAACTTGAACTGTGAATTGTATTTGTAAAAACTCTGCATCAGCAGCATTCACGCTGGAGATGTCTGCTGCTGATGATACCACTAAGGTTTGACACACGCCACCAAGCGTTCTATCTGACTCGATTGCTGCACGCACACTTGTAGCACCAGAATAAGAAAGGTAGCCATCTAGTGTAGCGAACGCTGTACGGTCTGTGTACCTGCCTACAAGCACCGTGATAGTCCAATCCATTGTGACATCGCCACCACCCATAGCTTTATGATATGTGACTGTGTTCAATGTTGGGAATGCTAAAGGCGTGTTCAGTTGTTCAGGTTGATATGCGCTTGTGCGTAGTCCTGTGATCGTAGCAAGATTTGTTGCTAACCCTGTAGCAACTTGTGTAACGGTTGCTGGCATTACGCCATCCCAAACATCACGAACGGTGACAACAGATCACGCACATCAGGATCAACAGCACGCACCGTAATAGCCATATCAGCGAAACCTACAACACCTAACGCAGCGTTT